GTGAGATCCACGAGCGACGCGACGATGACTGGCGCCGTCGGCGCGCTTACATCGATCACCAGAATGGCGCTGTTCGATTGGTACACTCCAACCGCGACGAATGCATATCTCCCGCAGACCTGAACGCCCTCCGCCATGAATAGCCGGGCGTCGCTGTTGATCTGGCCGAGCAGCACGGGCGCGCTCGGGACGCTCAGATCGAACACCGAAAACGCGCCAGTGCCGTTCGGCCCGGTGTCGGAGGTGGCGTAACCGAACTTGCCCTGGACGTATGTCCAGCCGGTTGAGGCGAAGTTACTCATGGCGGTGCGGTTAGTTCAGGTTTCCGATGTGGATCGGCTTGCGCTGCGCCGTTCCAGCCCCGAGCAGGGAGATCTGCGCTGTGGGGCTATACTCCGCGGGCGATTCCTCTCCGTCGGCGTTGACCGTGAAGATCTGCAGCAGCCAGGCTTGACCCGCCGTGTTCGGCACCGAGACAGATCCGATTACAGCGGGGAGGAAGCCGCCGCTGTAAGATAGCGGCACCGTCATGACCGGCGGCAGCCAGTTCGGCTCCAGGATGACGAAACGGCTCGTGGCGTCGGGCGCGACCGCAAGAGGCGTGGCCAGCGAGAACGTCGTGACCGTATTGCTCGCGACCAACGACGATTGGCCCGCCCCGGTCCCCCGGAAGATGAAGAGCAGTTTACCCATGTACTGGTTCAGGCCCATCGCGAGGTTCGCGTCGCCTAACATCGTGGCCGTGTGCGTTGACGGCAGCATGCGGATGACGACGATGGCCCCAACGCCGAGGGATGACATAATCGGTGACGCAGCGAGGGTCAACGTGTTCGAGCCGTTGCCGGAGATCACGCCGACGGCGCCAGTGCCGGGGGACCGCCCGAGCACGGAGGTCAACACATCGATTTCATAGTTTTGCCACTGGTTCGCGGCCCAGGCGGGAGTCGTGCCGTCGAGACCCACCAGGGTGATGCTCGGGGTTATCGTGGCGACCGTGCCCATGTAACAGCCGGCCAGGTCGACCTGCGCAGCCTCGATGGAGTATTGCTGAACCGTAGCGTCCGGCGGCCCTGGTTCGATTGCGGCAGGAAGAGCGGTAATCACGACGCTGGCGACCGATGCGCTGGCGATCACCATCGCCGACGTCATGCTGTATTCTGAGAGGCCCAAGAAGACGTTGCCGGAGACCGAACCAGGCTCCCATACGAGTCCCAAGTGGATGGCGTTCGTGTTGGTGCCGGCCGGAACAGCCACCTCTACCGGGAAGCTCGCAGCGCTCGTCAAGCCGAGAGCGTCGAGCGCGGTCACCGAGAGATAGTAGGTCACGCCGCCGGGAATGGCTCCGCCTGTCGGCGCGGTCGTGGCGTAAATCGTCGGGGGCTGCGCAGTAGGAGACAGGGTGTTGGTGGTGGGCGCGCCCAGGACCTGGATGGACGCTGCGATAGAATTGTCCCGATTCACCGGCGTCTGTATTTGAAGGGACAGGCCCCCGCCCGGAGCCCACGGGAGAGGTCCCGTCGCAGCAGGAACGAGCGCGAGATTCGACGGGAGCGGCGCCGGCGCCACGTCCATCGGCTGGGGGCCGACATCGAGGTCGTACATCGATTTGGTGACCGTCTGCCCCTCTATCTGCACGGACCAGTCCTTCTTCAAGCTCCACTTGGTGATCCGAAAATCCATCGTGATTACGTGGAAGCTCTGGCCGGCGCCTGCAGGAGCCGCGGGCGACGTGGTGAGCGTCGAGCCGTCCGCCGCCATTGCCGTGATGACTACCTGGACGACGCCCACTAAGATTACTTTGTTGATCAAACTCACATCTCCTCCTGCCGTTCCCGCGTAGGTCCATGCATCGCCGCTCACCCAGGTGAGCGTCGCGCCCGCTACGTTGCACACCCCGCGCGCGCCAGGGATATCCGGGTGGGTCATCGAGACGACCTGGCCGACCTCGTTCCCCAGGCCGAGCAGCGTGGTCTGCCAGAGCGCGGCGCGCGCGTTGCGCCACTCCATTGGCGTGACGCCGCCCAGCTCTTCGCGCGTCCGCGTGGCCGCGAGCCGCAGCGCCTGGCTGAGCGTCGAGCAGCCCACCGAATGCATCTGGCTCGTGAGCGGGGAGCCGGCGCGGCCGTAATAGGCGGCGTGGGTCTTATCGCAATACTCCCCGGTGTTCGCCTGGTACTGATAGGCGACGTCGGCGAACGAGAGCACCAGGTGCTCGAAGCTGGACGGAATCGGCGTGAGTCTGAGACTCTGATACAGGATGCTTGCAAGCGTGTATGCGTCGACGGAGCTCGCGTTCACGCGGCAGCCGAGCTTCAGTCGACCGAACTCCCAGGCGTAAAAGCCCAGGCAGCAGTTGAGCACCTCGGCCATCCAATCGCGGAATGGCTTCTGGCTGGTGATGGCTCCCTGGAATTGGAACTGCGTCTCGGTGGTCGGCAGCGGGTTGAGCGTGGCGGTCGCCTGCGCATCGTCCCCTGTCGAGCTTCCGGTGATCACAATATCCACCACGGCGCCGAACCCGAAGCCCGGATTGTTGATGGTGATCGACCCGACCGTATAGTAGCCGTCGGGAGGTTCATCCGGCACCAGGTTCACGGTGAGAGTGCAGCCGTTGCCGCCCGAGGCATAAGCCGCGGCGGATCCCGCCGTGTAGTGCGATCCGGCATAGGTCACCGTGACGCTCGCGACGCTCGTTCCAACCGGCATCGAGAAGATGGGCGTCACATGGGCCCCGGCGATCTCGGCCGCGCCACTGCCGTCGCCCACGATGAGCGAGGCCAGCGCAAAGGCGGCGAGCTGCGTGGCGGACGATGGCCCGACGCCGGTCGCCGGGCTGCCGTAGAGGCCCAGCGCGCGCAGCAGCATATTCACGGCGATCCAAAACGGGTTGATGAGTCCGGGGACCGCCGAGCGGTTGCCATACTGGTCCCACACCCAGCCCCACAGCCCGTAATCGATGGGCACGGTCATCTGGTGCTGGTCGGGCGTGCTCGGCTGGAGCGCGGTGGACTTGACGATGCGGATCTCGCAGAACGCCACCCCCGCTGCGTAGTTGTTCGCCTCCCACACCTGAGGAGTGCCGGCGCCGAGTGAGAAGTAGTCCGTGGCGGGATCGACGGGGTCGCTGCCGGCCACCTGGCGCAGCCCCATTCCGGGCGTGTCCGTAGTGACCTGCATGCTGCCGTTCACCTTGAATCCCTGCCAGAGATAGCCGTCGACCATCGGCGCGACGATGTATTCGTAACCGTCCGCGTTCTCGACGACCGCCGACGGTGAGAACCCGCCAATGGGGCCGGCGCTCACGATACCGAGCGAATCGGCGTAACCCGACTCATCACGATAGGCCATCATTAGCGCGGTCGCAATGAAGGCGAAGAACGGGTTGCCGCCGCTGTTAGCCCAGACTTCCGGTAGCGCCAGGCCGTAAGCTGTCTCGGAGACGATGGATGTGGCGGTGACCTTGTTGCGCGCGAAGCCCAGGAAGCCGGTCGAGTTGTCTTTGATCACGACGCCTTGCGGGTCCGACTGGCAGCCGCCGAAGGATGGCGCCATGCCGTGGACCTGGCAGCCGTTGGGCGATTCCAGGTAATAGTCGCAACTCCCCGGGTCGCCGCCCGCGGCGATCACCGCGGCCGCGCTGGCCCCGAGCGTCGCCCACTTGCAGTTGACGCCGTCGTCGTACATCTTCCAGCACTGGCGGCTTACCTGCCGCTCCGGGTACTGGTTCATGATCTGGAAGAACCCGTCCGAGCAGGTCACCGGGAAGTTCGCGGTGCCATCGCTTACGAAACTCTGAATGACGCCCTTCCAGACCTGGATGAGAATGCCAGAGTTGACGTGGAAGAGGCACAAATCGACGCTGGCGTACTTCAGGTCGGTGTCGTTCGCGAGGGCCGTCATCACGCGGTCGGCGTTCCCGAACGTGAATCGGACGTTATCGGACGCGCCCTTGATGTCCTGAGAGATCAGGACGTCGGAGCCTGGCTCGCCAATGCCGAGAAGCCTGGGCAGGTAGAGCTGCGAACTTGCGCCCCAGCCCATCGTCGCCTGCACCGCGCCGCCGGAGCCGTCGGACAACGTCATCCTGCGGTCAGACAGCCAGATGTCCGGCACCGCGCCTTCGCGCGGCCGAATGTGGATGAGCGGAACGATCTGCTGCACTTCGGAAAGCAGCGCCGCGGAAAGCGCGCTCGAGGGGAACCGCAGGCAGGTCGCGTTGACAAATGCCGGCGTTCCGGCGGCGGGGACTTCGACGAAGTTGAAGCCGACCTGGCAGGCGTTAGTCAGGTATCGAAAAGACAGGGGCGCGTACTCCCACGTCACGGTGGTCGGCGTGGTGCTCTGATCCGCGTTCGGGACGTTGTAGATGAACGACTGCCAGGATCCCTGCAGCGCTTCCCAAAAGGCCGCGAGCGTGGTGCGGTTGGCAACGCTCAGGTGGTCGCGCCGAAAGGCGAATTTGCGCGGGCCGATGCCGGCGGCGTACCGCTGCTCCTGCTTCGCGTCGAGGCTTCCGAAGCGGTGGATGATGACCGGGCGCTCCTGGGTGAAGCCGTAGTTCTGGTCGGAGATCAGCGGGAAAGTGAGGCCCGACGAGACTAAGCCGGGGACCGCAACGCGGCCAATGACGTCAGACAAGTTACTCGACCTCGACCAATAGGATCTGCGGGATATCGGTCCGCGCCAGCCCGGTCACCTGGCTCCACGCGCCATCGCATCGCACCGTGTATCTGCCGGTGGCCGACGCGCCCGTGGCATCGTAAGCGCCCTCGATCAGGTTGTAGAAGAGAAACGGCGCCGCCGCGCCGAGCAGCGAATCCCAAAACGCCTTCAGCGCGATGGCCTGGGCCGCAGTCAGCCGCTGTGAGAGCTTGAAGGTGTGGCGCGAGGTCTGCGCGAGCTGCGACCGCTGTGGCGTTCCATCGTGGTAGGTGTTCTGCAGCTCGTCGTACGCGCGCGATTCGCTGAACGTGCTGCACAGCGCATACGGCATCACGACGGTCGCAACGGCTGCAGCGATGTTTCCTGGCATCAGCCCACCATCAGGCCCGGCACCTGCATATTGGCCGCTTGCTGGGTGCGGCCGTAACTGGACCCTTGGGCCGCCATGGACTGGTCCGCCACGAACTCAGGGGTGATAGGCTGGCCGTTGATGTTGATCGCGAGCGCCGGCCCCGCGCCGCCAGCAGTGTTGGGGCCGCCCGCAGCGGGATACGTGCCGCCGCCGAGGCCGCCAAGCACCGGCAGGCTGCTCTGGAAAGTATAGGCCGCGCCGTTCTGATAGGTCGCCTGCTGGTACAGGTTGCCGCCCTGCTCCGCGAGGCTCCCTCCCTGCGGCGTCGATGCGGACAGAGGCATGTGCTGGCCGGTGGCTTCCGAATAGAGCATGATCATCTTCCGCGTTTCGGGGTCGCGGACCGCCGCGCCGACGTTGCCGGCGAACTTCTGCTGCGCGATCCCGGCGATCTGCTTAGCGGTGTTTTCGCTGATGCTGATGCCGTAAATCTGCTTGACGAGCTTCTTCGCCTGGTTCTCCGGAGACTGAACGCCCGCCGCCATCTCTCCGATGCCGATGCCGAAGCCCGCAACTCCGCCGATGGCCGCGCCCAGCGGGCCGCCGATTGACATTCCGATAGCGGCGCCGCCCGCCGCGCCCTCAGCCACGCCGCCCCAGGTTCCGCGGCGCTCCCCAAGCAGTCCGGCCTCGGCTAACATGGCGCCGCCGGCCATCTCGCCGGCCTTGGCTCCCTGGCTCGACGTGACGCTCTTGAACGAGGTCCCGCCCGGCCCGCCGATTCCCCAGTTGGCCTTCAGCGCCGCCAGGTTGAATGGCTTGCTGCCGCCCTTGGCGCCGCCGCCGAGCGAGGCGCGCAGAATGCCGGCCATCTGGGCGTCTATGCCGGCGCCGGGATGTCCGCTGATCGGCAGGTTGTACATGTCGGGCGCGGCGGAGGTCGTCGATGCAGCGTCGCCGCCGCTCAATGCCCAGCCGCCGCCACCGCCGCCACTACTCCACCCGGCGGCGCCGACCCCGAAGACCGCCGGCAGGCCTGGCGCGCCGCCTATGGACGGCGCGGATATCGCCGGAATGGAGAGAATCCCGCCTCCGCTGGCCGGCGCGGCAATTGCCGGCACCGAGACGCCCATCGCGCCCGCGAAGACTGCGGTTAGTGCCGCCACAGCCGCGGAGTTCTGCCGGGTGGCCACCGTGTTCTCGTCGGTCACCTGTGCGACGTCCTTCTTGCCGCCGCCCAGCAGCCCCTTGAACGCGCCGGAGATGCCGCCCCGGCCATCTGCGCCGTAGATGATCGGATGCAATACGTTCGCGGCCATTCCGCCAAGGCCTTCGCTTACCGGCTTGATGACCGCCTCGCGCATCGTCCCGGCGAGCTGCTTGCGGAAGTCCTGCGGCTTCGTAAGGAGCGTGTGGAATAGGCCGCCTATGGCGCGCTGCAACGTGGCGACCTGCTGGTCGAGTTGCTTCTGCGCCTCGTCGGCCTGCTCCTTCTCCTGCTGCGCGATCTTCAGGCGCATGTCGAGTTCGTTGTGCAGCGACTCCTCGCGCCACTTCACGATGTCTCCCGTAATGGCGTATTCCTGGTCGAGCGCGCTTTGCCGCAGCCCGGCCACGGCGCGCGCGTTGTCCGCCTCACCGCCGCGCAACGCCAGGAGTTTGATCGTCGCATCCGTCTCGGCCGCGATGCCGGCAAGAGCGAGCTTTTGCTGGTCCTTGCGGTACTGGGCGAGATCATCCTGCTTCGAAGTCTCCTGGCGCGATGCGCTGCTCGGTTCCCAGGTGCGGCCCGCGCCGAAGCCGGAGTCGATGAAAGCGGAGTCGCCTGGCGCCACCGCGCGAGTAACTCCCGCGCCGAAGCCGTAGTTGCTGGCAGCGACATTGCGCGTGTGCCCCTCGCCGAAGCCGCCCGTCTCCATTTGCTTCTCCATCGCGGCGACGCGTGCCGCCTCGCTCTTCTCGAGCGTCTTGACGACCGCCTCCTGGCGCTCGTACGCGGCGGTTCCCTTGTCCAGGGTCTTGAGCAAATCCTCCGCGATCTTCAGGCGATTCTCCGGCGCGGCGGCGGCCGCTGCAGCGGGAGATGCTTTCGCCGCAGCGCTGGCCTGCTCCATCCTGTCCATCTGCGCCTGCAAGTCGGCGGCCCTGGCAATCCCCGCTTGCGCCGCAGGGGTCCGGTATTTGGGGTTGACCCATGCGTCCGTGGGCCGAAGGTCCTGCAATGCCTGCTCGCGCTGCTGCTCTAAAAGCTGGATGCCGCTCAGTGGCTGAGCGCCCCAGTGGCCCTTTGCCTTGTTCGCTTGCTGGATCTCCAGGTAGAGCTTGTCCTCGGCGCTCAAGGTCCCCGCCTTCGTCGGTTCGCCCATGTTGCCGACGACGCCCCCGAAGAGTTTCCCCAGCCACTCCAGGTGCTCGCCCACCCACTTGACCTCGATGACCAGGCCCTCCTGGAACTGGCGTTTCAGGTCCGCCCAACTCCGCTCCATCTGGCCCACGTCTTTGTTGAGCTTTTCGAACTTCTCGATATCCGCCTCGTTGTAGCCGAAGTCGTCGCCGTGAGGCAGGTTCTCGCGCAGCTCCTTCAGGAACGGAATCAGGTCGATTCCCGCGCGCTTGAAGATGTCCATGGCCGCCTTATCGCGCTCGACCCCAACGGGCAGGGTGTTTAGCCCATCGGAAACCTGCAGCAGAACTTGCGCGGTCGAAACGGAGCCGTCCCTCACGCCCTGTAAATCGACGCCGAATTGCCGGAGCCACACCCGGCCCTTCTCTCCAGCCTTGCTTTCATCCTCCACGGCCGTCGTCAACCCGCGCATGGCCCGCTCCACAACCGAGACGTCCTGCCCAACCGCGCGCGCCGCAATGTCGAACTGCCCGACCTCCTTGGCAGACAGGCCAGTGCGCAACTCGATGTCGCGCACTTGCACGCCGAACTCGCCGAGGGCTTTGGCCGCCTGGAACCCGGCTGAAGCGATGGCGACCACTGCCGTTGCCGCGCCGCCCAGCGCAAACCCCATGGGGCCGATCTTCTCCACCAGGCCCATGGCGGCGTCCTTGGCGGCGTTGAGCGGACTCTGCACGAAGTTCTGGAGGTTCTGGCCCATCTGCTGCATGCCGCCGCCCGTCTCGGCGGAGATCATCTTGTTGTATGCGCCGTTGATCGCGGTGACCGCGCGCTCTTCCTCGCCCCACTTGCGGATCAGGACGTCGCGCTCGGCGATCAGCTTGTCCGCGCCGCTCTTGCCGGCGAGCTGCGACTGCTTCTCCATCGAGGCGAGCAGCCGGTCAAGCGCGGTCTTGCCGTTGTCACTGACGCGCACGACGCCCTCGCCGAATACCTGCCACTGCTTTCCGGTGCGGTCGAGAACCGTCCTGACCTTGGTCTCGTGCTGATCGAGGCCCGTGTTCACGCGGCCCAAGGCAGCCTGTGCCGGACGGTCGTCGAGCGAGATCACGCCATCAGCCATCAGACCGGGATCCACGTTATGCCGCCTTCCTCATTTGCACCACCTGGGACTCCCGAAGCGCCGCAGCAACTACGTTCTGGATGAATTGCTTGTCCGAGGGGGAGAACCAGAACATCGGCTCCCGCGCCTGGTTGATGGCGGCGATCCGCGCCGCCTCCGGATTGTCGAAGCCGATCCGCACCTGGTTCGGCCTGGCGTCGATGACCCGCGCCGACCGCAGGGTTAGACCGCGCCAGTACAGATCGCGCAGCGCCTGCAGGCCCCGCGCCGTCTTGTAATCCGGATAGCCGCGGCGGCCGTCCTTGCCCGGCTTCAGGGGCAGGGCTGGCGCATCGCTCAAATTGTGCGCCTGGTGAAGACGGGCCTGGATGTGCGCGAGCACCGGAACGCCGATGTTCTCGCGCATGACCGCCTCGCTCAGCGGGCGCCATACGAATCGTTGACTCATTTCGCTTGCTTGGCCCTTTCCATCAGTCGGAGCCAGCGCGCCTCTTCCGCGCTGATGCGGCCTTCCTCGTGCTGCTCCCGCTGGTAGCGGTCGCGCTCCGACTTCAGAATCTGCAGGCCGCGGACTTCCTCCGCGGTCACGTCGCTCCAGGGAATCGCGAAGTGTTGCGAGTCGAACTCCAGCTCCAGGAGCCGTTCAAACAGCCGGCCCGCGCTCGAATGTTCGCGCGCGTAATCGAGGTCATGCAGGTGACAGTGGCCGCAACGGTCGACGGTGAACTTCCAGTCGCCGCACTGCGGACACTTCCCCGGCGCCGTCGTGTCCTCGACCTCACGGCGGCAGCCGCAGGCGCCGCAGATGACGTCATTGGCGCTGGGGCACTTTCGGGGACCATCTTCGCCTCCATCGCAAAGGTCGCCCTGGTGGACGGCGCGATAGATCAGCAACCGGAGAGGGAGAGGCGTCGGCCACTCATCCGGCGCTACGAGTTTGGGTCGATGGCGGGATCCAGGTCCTCGAGCGCCTGGATCAGCTCGACCACCACCGAAGACTTATGATGCGGGGGCACGTCGGCGGGTTTGAAGGACGCGGAGTACCCCTCGATCTTGATGACCACCGAGTCGTAGAGCGTCATGGCGGGTTCGGTGCGATAGCGCAACTCTTCCACGCCGTGCGGCAGCTCCGTGGCGGAGACCACCGTGCGGCGGTAGATGGTGACGTCGCGCTGCAGCGGGAGGTTCACCACGTGCGACGTCGTTCCAAACGGGGTATCGAGCGTGATCCGGTAGGCGTCGCCCTCGCGCTGGCAGTCGCTCGCATCGCAAAAGGTCAGCTTTGAGATGGCATTGGCCGCCTCGTATTCGTCGAATTCCTCGCCGCCGGAATCAACGCGGATCTTGTTGAACAGGTCGAGGTCCGCCTTGCGGTTGGGGACGAACTCGGTCTGCGCTTTGCGCCGGCCAATCGTGCGCCGGATGGATTTCTGCAGGTCGAGACGTTCGAGCAGCTCCTGGTTGGTGGGCAGGCGCAGGATAGCGGTTTTCGGGGGGTTGGGGTTGCGGACGGTGACGCCGTGCAGGTCGCCGCCCTCTCTCTTCACGATGGGCAAATCTCCGTACAGCACAGGTTCTCCTTTGTTTGTTGTTTGCGAAACTATAGTTTTCGGTCACAGCCTGCACGCCAACCATGCGATAGTATGAAACGGATGAAGACCCTACCGGCTCCAACCCGCCAAGAGGCCCGCATGACACGCGCAACGGGTGTGTTCATTGCAGGCGGCATCAGTGCGGTTGCGATCTGCATACTCGGGTTGACGATCCTGAAGGCCGGGCTAAATTGGGGGGCCAGGATTGAGATCGCCCTCATGGTTGGCATGGGCTGGATAGCCGCCTACTGTTCTTACAAGAAGTCGCACTGACCTGCGGGCAATCCGGCCTGTCACGCCGGCGCCCACAGTACCCGATCCTGCCTTTGAAAAGAAATGGGGCGGCCCATCATCGACGCGGAGGACGTCTCCGGGCCGCCCCTGGCTTGATCGGCCACCCCTGGGTTGAGTGCGGTATTACGCGACGCCCGCGAGTTGGCAGGCCGCGACGACGCTCAGGACCCCACCAACGGCGTTGTATTCGGGCACTCCGGTCACCGTGACAGCCACGATCCCGTCGACCTCGGTGTTCTCGACCATGCTGAAGGCGAGCTGCGGGAAAGTGAACGTGAGGGAGTGGTTGGCGTCGTAATTGATGCTCAGCACGGCGCTGCCGGCGGTCTGCGCCACGAGCAGCGCGTATTCGGTGGAAGTCGCCAGCAGCCGCGCCGTGAATTGGAAGGTCGGAACGCGCGCGCCGATTTCCATGCGGCCGCGGATCTGCAGGCCGTTCTGTTCGCCGGAGCCGGGGAAGAACCCCGCGTTGAGCAGCAGGTTGTTCTTCCAGCCGATGCTTCCGGAGAGAATCCGTTTGCTCGCCACCAGGTCGATGCCGTTGACGGTGAGCGCCATCGACGCGGCCAGCATGTTGTTCTCGACGGTGACCGCCGGGACCACGACGCCGCTCGGCGAGTTGAGCTTGCCCGAGCCGACCCAGTTGACGGTCAGCTTCGATGACGCGCGTCCCGGCCCGTAGGTGAACTGGTAGGTGAAGTCCTCGATGGCGCAGCCAATGTGCATGTTATCGATTGCGCTGCCGCCGCCCTCAGGGACCTGCTCGACGACTGTGAAGTAAGGCAGCTCGAGCGTTGTGGCAGGGTTCAGCGGCACGATGGTGTAGGTGTAGTTCGGCGCAGTCCCGGTTTGCACGCTGTTGCCGAGGGCAAGCCCAATGGCCCAGGCGGCGAATTCTGCGCTGGCATATTTCTCGATGCGGTTCGCGACGTCGTAATGGGACGGATACGTGGCGGTCGCGAACTCATTGCCCTTGCCGATTTCCGCCGCGTCCGTCTCAAAGACGGGCTTGGGCGTGGTGAGCGACGTGTCGAGTTTCTTGAACCGCAGGAAGCTGGTCGACGGCGTCGTAATGTTGGCCTGTGCGTTGCCCAGGCCGAGAACTAGTTGTTGAACGCGGGCAGACATGCTATTTCACCGCCTCTTTGACCTGCCGATACCCTTGAAGCATCAGGGGTATGAGTTGACTGGGAACGGCGTCCACGACCTGGGTATCCTGGTTTTGGGGATGCCGCATGGTTACCTTCTCGGCGCCGGCGGTCGGTGGCGCCTGAGCTGCAGGCGGGGCCGGCGCGGGCTGCTGCGCTTTGAGTTGGTCGATAGCCGCCTCGACGTCGGCCATTTCTTGCTTCAGTTCCACAGCGTCTCCTCTTGGCGATTACTCGTCGCCGATCTCCGGGATAACCAGAGTGATTACAAACCTGTCGATCTCGTCCCGGTCTTGGGGCAACTCGCACGTTGGCAGGTTCTCCATGATTTCGAGACCGGGAAGGATGTTGATGTACCGAATATTCCGCGGGAAGCCGGTCGGCGCGGCGTTGCAGAACAGATTCCATAACTGCTCGTAGCCGACGGGATCTTCCTGGCCCGCCGCATTTCCCATGCGGCAGTGGATCTCGTACTTATGCCGCACCTGGGTCATCTGTTCGCCGCCGACATCGCCGCGCCAGACGACCAGCATGGACGGCGCGGGCATCTCGTAGATGGCGCGCAGATACTGCCGTTCCTGGCCCAGCAGATAGTGGAACGCCGAGATCCGCACGACCGTGTTGCCGTTCTCGGTCACCGTCATCGCGGCGGCCAGGTCGGGGATCAGCGCGAGCGTGGCGGCGAGGGCTTCGGTGATGTCGTAGCAGTCGAGCATGGAGTTCTTATTGCTTGCGCAGTTTGAGCACAGCGCCGCCCGTGAGTTCCGTCTCGGCTTCCACGCGGCCGAGCACGTAGGAGACGCCCGACACGCTAAAGACATCGCCCTCGGCGGGCGCGGGAGCGAGGGACTGGAAGTCCACCCACAGCCGCAAGACGGCAGTGCCCTGGCCGCCCATCAGTTCCTCCGGCATGGCCGGCGGCACGGGCATGGCCTGGATGGTCTGAACGCCGGATCCGTTCTGCGGCGTCCAGGACACAGCGATGCCGCCCGCGCTGAACACGGAGTTGTATTGGGTGAAGTCGACGGGAGGCATGGCCGGACAATCCGAGGGGCCGGGCGGTAATCCGGCCCCCTAGCGAAACAGCGCTTACGCCTCGCTGGCCTGGAAGTACAGGAGCCAGCCTTCGATGGCGCCGGCGGTGAGCGGACCGGTCCCAATCGCAACTGCGACTTGGCCGGCGGCGCTCATCTTGAATGGCGCGGCCACGCACGATGGCACAACGACCGCGTCGAGCGTGAGGTTAGCCTTCGCGCCGGCCGCAGCCGTCAGGATCGACGTGGCGGAAGATCCTGCGGTCGTGCCGAGCGAAACCGTCGCCGCGCCGGCCGCCGTGACGGCGACGACCGGGTTGATCGCCCCGCCGAAGACTACTGCGTTCGCCGGGATGGTGTCGCTGATGGCCGGCGTGCAACTCACATAGCCATCGGTCGCGCCGTTGTACAGGAAGTGAGCAACGCCGACGGTGCTCTCCGGCTGCGGCACCGGGAACAGCTTAACCCGGACCGTCGCGTCGCCGGCATTCTGGCCCGGCGCGGCCACGCCGCTCGGTTGATCGAGTGCGGCGAAGCCAATAAACAAGTTGCTGCCGGCCACGCTGGTCGCCAGCATGGTCACGTTGTTCCAGAACACCGGGTTCCCCGATGCGAAGGCGCTCCCATCCTTGGCGAGGTCAAAGACGCCCTCGGTTACGATTTCGGACGAGTCGCCGGGATTCTGGTTGTTAACCGCCACGCCGAAGATGTTTCCGACGCGGCAGCCGCCGCCGCTAGTCAGAGCATAGGGCGCCGTAATGGTGAGGGTGTCCCCCCGTTGCACGTAATTCATCATGTGAGTTGTTTCCTCTCTTTGGTTGGGGCTGGCGAAGCGCGCTCGCCTCGCCAGCTTGGGTTCGTTGTCGATCCGCGCCCTACGCGGTGTATTTGGCCATGCCGCGATATTCAATCGCCGCCGCGGCGAAGTCCATGCGGGCCTTCATCTCCATGCCGTCCACCTCGAAGCCCTGGCGGGTCTCGAAATAGACGCCTTCCTGCCCCTCGAGGTAGCAGTACTCAATGGTGTCGATGTCCGCGGGGTCGGCGATCAGGTACCAACCGGTCTGGCTGTTGGCATCGAGACGCGGTTCGGTGATCGGAATCAAGCTGCGGACCCATTCCGGAATCCCCGCCGTCGCGGCGGTCACCGCCAGGTTCATCGGGTAGATCAACTGCAGAGCGGTGGTTTCAAGCGCCGCCGGCAGCACGATGTACCGGGGCAGGAGGTTTAACGGGGTTCCCTGGGGAGCGGTCTGCAGCCGGAAGTTCGTGCGTCCCGTACCCAGCGTGGCAATGGCCAGGGCCGCGCCCGCGGCGTAGTTCTTGTGAGCGGCGGCAAACAGCGCGACGCCGGCAGCCGGATCCCCCGCGTATTGCGCGATGGGATTCGACGTGATGATGCCCCACACGGTGTCGGACTCCAGGCGTGCGGCCGCCACGCCGAGTTGGCCGGGAATGCGGGTGAACGCACTCAGATCGTCGTTGATGATCGTCTTGCGGGTGAGCGCGACGATCTCGCCATAGGTTCCGAGCGAATAGTTGATGTTCGAGTCGGTCAATTTCGCGTGGTGGTACTCGCCCTTCTCATTGAGCTTCGCGAGCGCCGGAGCGTCGGAGAGCTGCACGCGGTTGATCGGCTTGAAATCGGGCGCGGTCACGGGCCGGCAGAACGGCTTGAAGGTCTGCGGATAAGCCTGGTAGGACTGCCGCAGCGTCTTGTTCGCGACGTTCGCCAGAATCGCCGGGAAGTCGCTCGTCGACTCCGCGCCGCCGCCTTCGAACAATTCGAAGTTCGAACGGGGCGTGGCGCGCCGGAAGAGTTCGTCGGCGAGACGCATCTTGTTCCAGCCGGTGGTCTTCACGCCGCGCGACTCGAGGAACACCCTGCCCATTTCGATGAGCGACAATCCGGTGAACTCGAAAGCCATCAATCTGTGGCTTCGAATACTGGCGCCTGGCTTCCGCTCGGGTGGGGAGCCATGGTGCCGTTTCCCTGGACGTCGGTTACCGGTTTCTTGCTGTACACGTATGTTCCGAAAGAGAGATTGCGAACCCGGCCCGATGCGATGCCGGACCAGAGTTGATCGGTATCTGCGTTCTCTCCCTCGACTCCGAATTGCACGGTGGCCATGCCTTTTGCGCCATCGGCCCACGCCTTCACGACCGATCCCCGCTGCGCCTTCGCGCCCGCCTGGTTGGCCATGTAAGATTTAAAATCGAGACCGCTCATGTGGCAGTCGAAGAAGGGCGCGCCCGCGTTCAGGCGCTCCATGCGGCAGCCGGCCATGTTGAGGCGCAGCATGTAGGGGTCGCCGGTGTCCTGATCGACCCTGGGCACGGTCATGCCGCCGTACCAGACCACGTCGACGGTGCGCGCCTTGGCATCGAGCGTCTGTGGGACGAACGAGATTTCATCGTCGGCCGCGGACGCGAACACTTCGGTGCGGGGCGGACTCGCCGCGGGCGGCGCCGCGCCTGCGGTGGCGCTGGTCGTCGTCTGAATGATTACCGTTGCGATGGGCGGAGTGCCTCCGGCGCCCGTAGTGTCCACGTTCATCGGTTCCATTGGGTTGTTGCCCTCCCTGCGCAGAAGATTTCGGGTCGCGTTCCCTTCCGGTCGATAGCTTCTCGGTTTCGGGATATCGTTTCATCGGTACGGGCGAAGCAGCGTTGGGTCGTACCAAACCAACAACCCCGTTACCGCAAGAGCGAGAAGCGCCGCCACGATGATCGGCTTGTAGGTGCGCCAGAAATCGAGCATGTCCGTCTATCCCTTTAGGTCAGATAGCTCCTGGTACAGTCGGCCCATCCGCGCACCGCGCTCGCGCGCGCCTCGCCGCCCGCCAGCAGCAGCTCGCGCACCATGCCGAGATCCTCATCCGACAGAAACGCCGCCGCCGCAGCCTTGGCCGCCTTGCCCTTCGGCCTGGCGGGCGCCGGCGCAGGTCCCGTGCCCGCCGCCGGGGCAGCCTTGCTGGTCGGCGTGCGCTCCTCGGTGGCCGCCGGCTGCTCCTGGCCGCGCAGCGTGGTGTTGCGCGGATCGCAGTCGAGAATGATTTCGTATTTGTCGAGCAGCTTGTTGAAGAGCGCGATCTGCTGAAGCTGCAGGTTGGGATCGAAGCCGTTCGCGAGCACGGCCTCGAACCAGGTCATGCGGCCCATGCGGATATCCTTAAGCGCCGCCTCCGCGTCCTTTACCGGGTCGACGGACTCAAAGCGGGGCGCGGTCCATTGCGTTCCGTAGAGGTTAACGGAATCGCTCGCGGCCGCGCTCGCGGGAATCTTCCCGAGCAGCAACAACGTGTCGATGAAACGACGGCGGACCGGCATGCAAAACATCGGAATCAGGGTTAGCCACCGGTAGTTTTCGATGGTGTTGCGGAACCCGAGCATGCCGCCGCGCCAGGAGGAGAAGTTCACCTTGCTCATGTCGCCGGTCATCAACTCGTACGGAAGGCCGATGCCCGCCGCGATCTGCTCAAGCTCGGTGGTCTTGTACTCGCGGTATCCGCTGATCGGGGTGGGCGTGTTGAACTTGACGTCTTCGCCGGGCTTGAGGTAGGAGTACATCCCCGGCTGGAATTGCTCCACCGGGCGCCTGGTCAGCGGGTCGTTCGTGGGGAACCCGAGCAGCGATCCGTCGGCGCCCTCCGGCTGCGTAATGAGGCCGACGATGCACGCCTCGATCTTCTTGCGCAGGCGTTCGGCGTCGGCGTAATCGTCGAGGTCGCGCATTGCCAGCATCACCGGCGCAAGCCATGGCACGCCGCGCACCTGGCCGGGCCGGAGTACCCGATAGCTGTGCAGGATCTGGTCCGCCGGCACCGGCACGCTGATGATGCCGCCGCGCGGATTGAGGATCAGCACGCCGCCCGGGTGGTAGGTGTAAATCCAATACGCCACGCGCCGGCCCAGCATGTCGAACTGCACGCCCTGCATCACGTGGCCGTTGACCGTGCCCATGGTGCGCGCGTGGTCCAGGAAGTCCGATTCGAGTAATTGGAGTTGCAGCGGGACGCGCAAGTTATCCTGCGCCAGGCGCGGCCGGAAGCGCACGAGTGACTCGCCGCTCTCCGCCATCGACCGCAGGTTGAGCGCCTGCATCCCATAGAAGTCCAGGCGTTGCGGCGTGTCGCAAGCCTCGACGAAGAATGGCCACTCGGCGTCGATCACCTTGTCGAGACTCACCTGGCCGGTCTTCGCCTGGGGAACGATGCCGGTGCCGACGGCGTTGCCCACCAGTTCCTCAACCGCCTTGTTCGCGTACGGATTGTTTCGCATCAGCTCGCGGCTTCTGCTGCGCAGCCAGACGAGCGACCCCATCAACTCGACGTTTGCGTCGGTCGCCGGGGCATACCAGCCCGCGGTCCGCCGGCCAGCCGACGCGCCCTCGTAAGATAACTGTTCGCTCTGGCGCTTCAGGAGCGGACGAGCAAGCTCAAGGGTCGCCCGCGCAATCTCCCGCTTCAATGCGAATCTCGGAGCCACCGTGCCGATAGCGCGGTCCAGGAAGTTCATATCGTGTGGCCGTGGGATTCCGGCATGCCCGGCTTCCAGGCCGGCTGCAGCACTCGCTCCACGCGGACGCCCAGTCCCTTTGCCCGGAAGACCTTGCCTACGTTCTTGCACGCGCGGTTCACGCACGTAAATGTGCCCTTGCTGCGGTCGAGCACCGTGACCGGCCAGCCGCAATCGCACTTGATGACCGCAGGATCGATGGTCATCTACCACCACCCCCAACCGGGAGGTCCGGGGAACCCGGGTCCGTACGGTCCGTCGCCGCGGCGATGCTCGGCGAGCGTCGACTTGCTGGCGCGCGCACCGCCGAAGCATCGGATCTCATCCTCTTTGTCCGCCTTCGCCAGAAGCAACTCCTGCGTGCTGCGGAATGTCACGTCGCGCCCATCGGGATAGTGGCATCGCAAGACGGGATCGGCCAGCGCCGCGTTAATGGCGGCGAGGTCTGCTTGCAACTGCGCCAGTGTCGGACCTTGCGGACTCATCGCGGGTTACCTCAACCAGTTCGTGACGTCAAACCGCCCTATGTAATGCGGTTGCTGCTGCGGGCGCGGCTGCTCTGCTGCCGCCTGGGGCTGCTGTGGTTCGGGAGGCGGCGCGGCCGCTGCCGGCGTCGGCGGCGCTGCCGCGGTGGTCTTGATGTTGAGCATGGATTCGAAGTGCGCCCAGTGCTCCTCCTCGAACCGGTCGATGCCCACGGAGAATGCGCCGGCGCGCGCATAGTTGGCGCAGTCCAGGCTTTCATGCCGGCGGTTCTCGATGCCTTCCCACTGCATCTTGCGGACGCCGCCTCTGCGAATCGACAAGCGGCGTTCTTCCGATGTGAGCTGGCGATAAAACTCGTCCGGCAGGTCCGCGGCGAAGTGCACCCACCCGGGTGGCCACGGCTTGTCTGCCGCCGGTCGCTCGCGGTTGAGCTGCGAATAGAGTTCCTCCTTGCACATCGACACGTTCACCGGCCACAGCTTGCAGCCCCGCTTGATCTTGCGCCCGCCGATGGTCAGGTCGACCAGGCTCGGAGGATCGACAATGGCCCTGCCGCTCGACCTGCCGTCGACAGCCATCACGCGGCCGCCCGCCCGGTGCCGGCGCGCGAAGGCGTACACCTCGTTGCCGGCGAAGCCCGAGTCGATGCACATCCGCACAATGGGAAGGTCCGCGCCCTTCGGGTGGCGGTAAACCTTCAGCAGCCTCTCCTCCAGCGCCTCCCATGCGGCGGCTTCGAAGGGCGACTGCTCGATGCGGAACCAATCGACCACCCAACGGTTGCGCTGGCGGCCCCAGCCCCATACGTACCCCTCAATCCAGGTCTTCTGGACGTCCACGCCGGCTGTCAGGAACAGCGCGCCAGCGGGCGCCTGGCCGAGGTAGTATTCCTCAGTGCGCGCCATAAGCTTCTCATAATCGGGCGGGGACTCGCCGGCTTCGCGCCAGGTTTCCGACAGCATGTTGTTGGCGAAGACCTTGAGCCGCTCCGGCTTGCCTTGCGCCGCGAGCCATCCTTCGTCCGGATCCGTGACGACTTGGCCCCAGGACCAGTCCGGGGAATACAGCCGCGAGATCCGGAAGCCGGGATACTTGCCATTGGGATTGGTGGACCGCCACTCGCCGGCCCGCAGCATGTCGAGCTTGCGGTGGTGCGGGATCAGCCCCTCGCAGCCGGCGCAGCGGTAGACCGCTTGCTCAGGCGGTATGTGCTGGCCGTCCACGTCGCCCCAGCGGACGTTACCCCACTCGAGCGTCTGGAACTCGCCGCATAGCGGGCAGGGCACGAAGTAGACGCGCTGGTCGGAAAGTTCGAACGCCGCGGCGATGCGGCTGTGGCCCTCGACCGTGGGCGTCGAGCATTTGATGATCTTGCGGTTCCAGAACTTGCTGGTGCGGGCGGCCGCGAGCGCGATCGGGTCGCCGTCGCTCGTCTCTTCGTACCCGTCGATTTCGTCGAGCAGCAGGTACCGCACCGACCGGCGGCGCAGGCCGCGCGGCGAAACGGCGCCAGTGAGCGCCACGCTGCCTCCTGCAAAGCGCTTCTGCAGGATCGTGTTGCCGGCGTCCCGCGACTTGGCTTCGTGGACCTTTCCCTGGAGGCACGGCACGTCGCGCAGCATGGGCCCCACGCGCTCGGCGGAGAACGTCTTGGCGTCCTGCTCATTCGGCTGGACGATCAGCACCGGACCTGGCTCGGCGTCGATGACGTACGCCAACAGGATCATCAGTAGAATCGTCTTTGTCATCTGCGCTGCGCACATGAGGCACATCGTTTCGCAAGGGTGCGAGGGGCTAAGAACGTTGAGCGGCTCGATCTGGTACGGATACGGTTGGAACTTTCCGGTGGTCCCCGAGTAATCTGAGCTTAGGGTGAAGTGCTGCCGCGCCCAATCCGAGAGCAACAGCGCCGGAGGAGGAACGAGCACGTCTGCGACGTCATCATGCAGCCTTTGAATCGTTGCGGATCTCATCGCTCAAGGCGCTCAGCGCGGCGCGGCACTCTTCTTCGATAACCGGCAGCACGCGGCGGCGGTCTTCCGCCGGCAGCCGGTTCAGGACTCGCATCGGGATCGCCAGGACTGCGCTGCGAATGCTCGCGGCGATGCCGGTCCACTCCGCCTGGACCAGCTGCCGGTCGATCAGCTTCCCCTCCATGCGCTGCGCCTCGAGCGCCGCCTTGGTGGCCTTCGCCAGTTCGTGTTGCAACTGCGCATAGGCCATCGTGCCCCGTTCCGGAGGCCGCGGCTGCTGCGTAAACTGCGCTGCGCCCATGCCGGGGCCCATGCCGCGCGATGCCGGCGGCGGATCGCCGCGCGCCGGGCTGGCCTTGTGCGTGTCCAGATTGCCCTCGACGGATGCGCGCACTTTCGCCAGGTCCCACCGCCCATTGGCTTCGCGGGGGATCTTGCCCTCCCGGCCCATCTCGTTGATGCGGCTTACGCTGATGCCCAGCTCGTCCGCCAGTTGCTTCGTGGTCAGGATCATGCCGCCACCGCCACTCCCCGCGTCTCCGCGACCTGGCCGAAGGTCCTGCCATCGCCGGCCAGCCGGAAGGCCTGGCTCGAAAGGTTCTCGACGCGCCGCACGATCACGTCGCAGTATGCCGGCGAGATCTCGCATCCGAATGCGGACCGGCCCAGCGCGAAGGCCGACGCCATGGTGGTGCCCGACCCCAGGAACGGATCGAAGACCACGTCCCCAGGCTCGGTGAAAGCCTTGATGAAGAACTCCACCAGCGCGCGCGGGAACGGCGCGGCGTGCGATCCCTGGGTGGTCTCCGCGATAGTCTCGATCACGTTGCTCGGCCGCGCCACGCCCTCGAAGCGGCCCTCCATGAGCTTGCGGCGCATGTGTCCCCAGTCCCCGCCGCCCTCCGATGGCTGGCCGGCAGTGGTTCTGCTCTTACTGAGGTTTCGGCGGCTGCGCTGCCAGGCCTCGCCGTTCTTGCCACGGTCGGCGGCCGCGCCCCGCGGTCCGGTGCCCAGCAGCCCGCTGCCCGAGGTCGACTTCGGATTGTCCGGCGAGTAGTCGAAACAATCCTGGGAGATGTGACCGACCGCGTGCGGCCGGAACTTGATCTCCGGCTGGCGGCAGAAGTGGAAGACTGGCTCCCACGCATTCTTGAAGCGGTTTCCCCAGCCGCCCGGCACGCCATCGCTCGTCTTGCGCCAGCAGAACTCGTCCACGAATCGCCAGCCCCATTGGCGCTTATGCGCGAGCACCAGGTCCTTGACGTACAGGCTGCGCTCGCCCTCGTCGGCGTGCTCCTTGATGTTCAGAAGGTAGGAGCCATCGGGCGCCAGGATCTGCTCGACGACCGCCGCGACGTCCTTGTACCAGGCGACATAATCCTCCGGGCGGATTGGCCGGAAGCCGCTGGTCTCGTCGTATGCCCGCTGGCTGGCGTACGGCGGGGACGTAATCGCCAGGTTGACCTTGCGCCCGTCGAGCAGGCGCGCCACGGCTCCGGCGTCGCGGCAGTCGCAGCAGGCCACGCCATAGCTCAGGTCCACGCGAGGCCTCCCGGCGTCATCGCCTTTTCATCGGGTTTATTTTGCGGCCGGCGCGCGATTAGACTTGCCTTCGGCGGCGTTGTAATCAATGAATGGTCATGTAAGGAGAACGACGATGGCGGCCAAACGAACCAGCCAGCAGAAAGCGAACGAAGCGACGATGCAAAGCGCAATCCGGAAACTCGCGCGCCTGTCCGAACAGATGGGCGGCACGCTCGCCAAGAACGGGCGCTGGTTTGATTTGCCAGCCGGCAACCACGCGGTTGGGTACGGCATTGTAACAGGCCGCTACGGAGTGACCATCGTATCGGTTCCCCGCTAAGGAGCACGCCATGAACGCCGCCACCAGAAGCGCCATTGACCAAGCCGCCAGAGAAGCCGCCATCGCGACCTGGGATGCATTCGGAGAATTCGTGAGCGCCGATCAGGCCTACGGGTTCATCCGCGAGGTCTGGGCCGACACCAAGGACACGCTGCTGCCGGCGACGCGTCCCGCCGAGTTTCGGCACGATTACGACCGTTACTGCCTCTGCATCCGCGAATGCAATCCTTTCATCGTCTGCGATCTCACGCGCCCGGCATAGGCGCATTCGCCACACCATCGGGTTTATCTTTGCCGGCGATGCAGATTCCCCTTGCTGGGGGTCGTAAGCAGAGTGATGAATGGTGACGTAAGGAGAACGACGATGCAGAGCAGATACACCCCGGAGACCACGAATCTGGCGCCGATTACTTACGCCGAGGCGGCTAGACTCTTCCTGGAGAACGGAAAACGCCCCTTCAGCTTCGTGGCCGCGCCATACGGCGTATTGAAGACCGCCATCATCCAGCACGCCGGCCTCGTAGCAGCCCCTCCCTCGAGCGTCAACGAAAAGGAGATCAAGTAGATGCCCACCGCGAACGAACAACGCACCGAGAGACGCACGCGCCGGCCCGAAGGAGCCGGCTGCCCCGCCTGCAGCCATCGCCTCGCCACCCCGGTCCAGGGATTCACCCAGGTCTACCGCTGCGCCAAGTGCGATGCGGTCTACGGGAGCTGCTACCTCGGCGACAGCTATAGCTTGGTGCTGCCCTACTTCGTGGAGAGCGAGCCTCCGGTCGAGCAGACGCGATACTTCGACTTCGACTGCCTCGGATCGAAGGGAGTCACGCGCCGGCACGGCTGGTACGACCTGGTCAGCAAGCGCATCGTGCAGGTCGGCTGAGACGCCGGAGGCGCTCGCCCGCAGCCCGCCCGGTATCGGCGGGCTTGCCGGCGTGAAGGAGATAGTCAGGTGGCGATGATTAAGGTAAACGGGCGTCTGAGATTCTTCGATCACGTAGAGGCGCTGCGCCGCGTTTCCAAGAGTCGATGGGTAGCGACTCGACACGGCGTCGAATACCAGATCGAGGGGGGCAAACACGCGGGCGGAACCAGCCGCGACTGGTGGGTCGACGGCGCAAATTGGAGCGGCTCTATTGATTGCACCTCTCTCATGGATGCCATGCGCCTTCTGGACACGATGTAGGAAAGCGAGACAATGACCACCAGCAAGCTGCAGAGTTTGGCCGCCGCCATTGACAGGCGCAGCAACGATTACGCCGCCACCGTGGTGGGCGACCGCATCCGCGTCGCCAACCTCGCCGATCCCAACTGGAGCGGCCGGACCGCGGAATACGCCGCCGCTTTCTCCCGTCTCACCGAACTGCCGGCGAGCATTGATTGGCGCGTGGGCGAGATCTGGCTCGGTCCAACCAAGTAGGCGCCATCGCCTTTTCATCGGGTTTATTTTCGCCAGCGATGCACTTTTCTCTTGCTCGTGTTCGTAAGCGGAGTGATGAATGGTCATGTAAGGAGACGGACGATGCAGAGCACAAAACAAGCCGCCAAGAGGATGGACGCCACGCTGGCGAAGATCGCCAAGGACAGCCTGTACATCGAGACCATGGAGACTAGATCCTCCGACGAACTCGACTTCCACGACCTGGCGGTTTGGCGGATTAAGGCCGCCCTCGAAGCTGCTTACAAAGCCGGCGCGGAAGCGGCCTGGGCCACGGTCAACGCCAACGTAGCGCGCAATACCCGAAGAGTCGCCGACGCCAGGTAGACCAGCCGGCCCGCACCGCCCGCGCCCGCCCGAAACTGGCGGGCTTGCGGACGTGAAGGAGACACGATGCAACGAGCCAAACGCAACCAGACAACGCCAGCCGATGAAGGCTTCGCGGCCGCGCGCGCCGACGCCCAGGCCGCCAAGACGCCGCCCACCGAAAGCGAGAAGCGCGCCAGGGAGATCGAGATCGCCACCTACATTCGCGACTACAAAGCCAGGGACGCCAGGGAGGCCATCGACGAGGCGCTGGCGCGACTCCACAGCATGCTCGACGAGATCGAGCGCGAGGCCCAGCGCGAGACCAACACGCTCGAGCAAGTGCTCTACCACATCCGCCACGACATGGCCTGGGCCAACGCCAACATCTCCAGCTCGCTCGACCGCGCCGACAGCGCCATCCGCGAGATGCTGGTCGCGCGGACCAAGGTCGACGTCCTGGCGCCGGCGCCAGAGACTCCGGAGGTCAAGTAGATGCGCAAGGCGGAAATCGAGATCGGCGGGACGTACGTGGCCAAGGTAAGCGGCAAGCTGACCACTGTCCGGATCATCAACGAGAGCCAGCACGGCGGTTGGAACGCCATCAACACCGCCACCAACCACGAGGTCCGAATCCGCGGCGCGGCGCGCCTGCGGAAAAAGGTGGAGCCGCTGGCGTTCTACTGGGACCGGCAGGGAGAGCGTCGCGAACTGCCGCGCGCCGAGGCGGTCGCCTTGGCGCACGAGTCGTTTGGAGTCGGAACCTGGCTCGATGGCCTGCGGCAAGCCAGGACCGCCGAAGGATTGAAACTCAACGACGGCGCGATTCTCCGCGCGCGCACCACGGGGGTCAAGTAGATGGCCCGCCGCAGCCGCAACGCCAAGCCGGCTGACTACCGGTGCTCCAACTGCGGCCAGCCCTTTCATGGGTTGACCGCGTGCGTCGCGACGCCTGGCTTCGCGATTGCGATCAGGCGGGACACGCCACTCGGACTCGCGATGCTGATCGCGGAGGATGAAGAAGGCCACACCGAACCCGTAGGGGTGGTCGGCAGCATCAACGAGGCGCGCGAGATCGCTGCCGGCGATATGCGCCGCCGGCGCGACGACCTGGAACATGGCGGCGCGCCGTTCTGCCCCTACGAATACAAGGTCTGGGCCCAAGGACTCGGCGGGGAGTACCGCATCGCCGCCGCCATTCCCGCCATCGACGTCTAGCCGCCCGCACTCCCGCCCGCGCCCGCCCGGTATCGGCGGGCTTGCGGACGTGAAGGAGCATCGCCTTTTCATCGGGTTTATCTTCGCGACCGGCGCAGATTCCGCTTGATCGTCTCCGCCAGCGGAGTGATGAATGGTGACGTAAGGAGAACAAGCATGGCAGCCACCAAGAGCACCAAGAAGAACGCCTGGAAAGCCTGGCACGGATTCGCAATCGAGATCGGACCAGACACCGACCTCCGGGGCGACGGGATGCTGATCCTGGAATTGCAGGCCGGCGGATACGAACCCATCGGCGGCGTGTGCAGCGTCAACGAGGCGCAGGAACTGGCTGCCGACCGGATGCACCGCACCGGCCAGGGCATGATGCCGCGCGACCGCTTCGTAGTATGGGCGCGCGGAGTAGATGGACGATTTCTGAAGATCCCGGTGGCCATCGACGGCCGCCGCAAGTAGATTACTCGAACAAGGAGCAACGACAATGACGACTTTTACGATCAACACCGACAACGCAATCGCAGCTTTCCCGACCCCGGACCACGCCGAAGCTTCCATTGGCGCCGGCGCGCAGGCCTTCGCCAGCGAGAAGGAGTTTGGCAAGGTCACCGCGGAGTGGCCCATCAGCCGCTTCGTAGATATCTGGAACGATCTCGCCGGCACGCCTGGCTTCGACAAGCTCAAGCCGGTCAAGAAGTTTGAAAACCGCGCCAAGGCCACCGCGCGCATCTGGGCCGCGATCCAGACGCTGGCTCCCACCAACGGCGCAGCCGCCACGGAGGCCACCCCCGCGCCAGAGACGCCGTTTGACGCGCCCGCCGAGCCGGAGCCGACCACCAAGGCCACCGCCGGCAAGAAGGCCCCCAAGGCGGCCGCAGCCGCCAAGCCGGCCAAGGCCGCCGAACCCGCCGCCGAGCCGAAGGCTCCGCGCGAGGGCACCAAGAAGGCGCAGGCGATCAAGATGCTCAGCCGGAAGAACGGCGCGAGCAACCCGGAGCTGCAGGAAGCCATGGGCTGGCAGCCGCACACGGTCCGCGGATTCATCGCCGGCACGCTCAAGAAGGCCGGCATCGCCACCGAGTCCTTCAAGCGCGCTAACGGCGAGCACGCGTACCGCACCACCACCGAGTAAGGATTGAGCATCGGATTTGCCGAGCCGCCAGCCGCGAGGTTGGCGGCTTTTTTCGTCACCAGGTGATTCGCACCTGACCGTTGCCGGCGGTATAGGCGGTGCCGGTAGCGCTGTTTCCGCCAGCGCCCCCGCCTGGGGATAGAGCGATGCCCGCCGAGAAGCCCGTGCCTCCCGAGCCGCCCCCGTAGGAGCCGCCCCCGCCGCCGTCATCGCCGCCAGCCGTGCCCGCGCCAGACGAAGTTGCGCCGCCGCCCCCGCCGCCGCCGTATAACCCGCCGAAAGAGTTTCCACCCGCGCCCCCGACGTAGGTAACTCCTCCCCCGCGGGTAATGTTATTTAGAGTTGAGGAAGTCCCTCCCCATGGGGTTTCGTAGTTGTCGTACGCGCCGGTTCCTCCGTAGGCCTCCGCGACGCTGTATGGGCTGATGGTGTCCGTAACGCCGCTCGTTCCTCCACTGGCGCCTGGGTCGTCAGAAGCAAAGTTGCCGCCCGCGCCGACGGTGTAGGTAAGAACCGTTCCCGGCGGGATCGTTTCCAAAGACTTCGCGTAAGTCCCGCCGCCTCCGCCGCCGCTCGAATAACCGCCCGAAGTGTTGGAAGCGCCGCCCCCAGCGCCCCACGCTTCGACAGTGATTATCCCGGTGCAGCCAGGCGGAACGCTCCAAGTGCCGGTCCCCGGGGAAGTATATGTTACCGAACCATGGACGCACCCGCCAGCACCGACGATGCCCTTCAGCAGTTGCGAATGCACCACCCGCGAGCCGGGGCAGAGCACGATCAACAGGTAGATTGCGACGCAGATCGAGAGACGTTTCACGCTCTAGTGAGGAAGCGCCGCGTTGCCGTTCAACGCTGCCTGGGCGGCCGCGATGGCCACCGCCGCAGCGATGGCTGAGGCCGAGCCAAAGGCGGGATTCGCAATCGTCAAAGCGTAATGGTCGCGCAGGATGTTGGCCGCGTATTCGCTGTAACTGCCCGACCGGAGGATCGACACCGGCTGGCTCAGAGTGATCGCCGCCGCCGTGCCGATGGCCCCTCTCTTCACGGTGACAGTGCCAGCCGGCGCCGTCCCTGGAGTTACTGCAGTGACGAGGGCGACCTCGCCGGGGGAGAGCACCATGCTCGGGGACATAGTGATCGCGCAAGGGACCACTGTCGTCGCGATGCAGATGCCGTTGCCCGGCACGATGCCGGTGATGTTCGCCAAGGGCAAAGTGGTCGCCGTAGCGGTCTCTGCTGCGGTCACCGTCGTCGGCGCCGCAACGCCAAGAGTCTGGAAAAGCTCGTTGGGGCCAGCGGTGGCGGCGTCCTGCGTCACGTTCATGCTGGCCGGCGTGTCGGTGGGGCTGGCCTGGACGGTCCAGGTGTACACCACGTTATTTTGCGCGGCCGCCGCGACGGCCAGAAGTAAAATTGCAAGGATCGTTTTCATGGGTTTTCAATCCGTCCATGTTCCGCTCGAGCTGAACACCTCGTAATGGGCGGTGTCGTATCCGACCAGGCAGATCTGATCGCCGATTGCGCCGCCCGACGCCAGCGTGTGATTGGCGGTGCCCCAGCCGGTGTGCGCCGTCAACTCGTAGTAATCCCCGCTGCCGAGCGCGTTCAGCGTAATCACGGTCGACGCGCCGGGCGCGTTGCGCACGCACCACTGCGATCCAACCACCGGCGCTGGAATCGGAACCGAGCAGGTGCTGGTGCAGGTGATATAGCCCGCCGCGCCCGTCAATCCGGTGATAGATCCGCTGTTCACGATATGCAGCGCGGCGGGGATCTGCGCGGCGGTGAGGCCGGTGAGATTCGCCATGCTGCCGCTCGAGGGCGTACCGAGCGCGCCGCCCGACACCAGGAGCGTGGACGATGCCGGGATGGACGAGCCGTTGACGCTCGTCGTGCTGCTCAACGCCGCCGGAACCTGGGCGGCGGTGAGTCCCGTCAGGTTGGCCATGGATCCGCTCGAGGGCGTGCCCAACGCGCCGCCGGAGGTGAGCAGCGTGGCAGAGGACGGAATGCTCGTGCCGTTCACGCTGGTGGTCGAGCTTAGAGCGGCCGGAACCTGGCCAGCAGTTAAGCCGGTGAGGTTGGCCATCGATCCACTGGACGGGGTGCCGAGTGCGCCGCCGGACACCAGCAGCGTGCCGCCGCCGCTCGGGAAACTCCAGGTGGACGACGACGGGATGGCGAAGGTGGGATTGAACGCGCCGGTAACAGCCAGGTTGCCGCCCAGCGACACCGTCTTGCCGCCGATGGCCCCGACCGTCATCGCCAGCGAACCGGCGGTGTTGGTGACATCGCCCGTGTGCGCTGGCTCCTGCCCGGCAACCAGGGAGGTGCCGGTGGTCATCAGCGTGGACGAAGAAGGAATCGAAGTGCCGTTGACGCTGGTGGTCGCCGAGAGCGCGGCGGGAACCTGTGCGGCCGTCAAACCGGTCAGGTTGGCCATGCTGCCGCCGGAGGGCGTGCCCAGCGCGCCGCCCGATACCAGCAACGTGGACGAGGACGGGACGGTGGTTCCGTTGACGCTCGTGGTGGATGAAAGCGCGGCCGGGACCTGAGCGGCCGTAAGCCCGGTCATACTCGCCATGCTCAACGCGGGCGCGTTGCTGAGCGTGGGCGCGGCCGCCGCAGCGCCGGACCCGTGGCTTACCAGGACCTGGTCCGTGGCAGCCGTGTTGCCGCCCAATCGCGTAGCGGCGCCCGACGCGCCACCGTAGAGCAGGTCCCCCAGCGTCGTCATGGGGTTGGCGAAGGGCGTTAGTCCGAGCGCTGTGGTGACCTGGCCGGAGGTCAAAGCGGCCACCGTGCAGTTAGCACCGCTCGATGCTTGCTGCAGGAAGCCTGGGCCAGTCGCAGCAAGCGATGTGTTGCAGCCGCCATCGGCGAGCGGGAGCGTGCCCGTCACGCCCGTGGAGAGCGGCAGCCCCGTAGCGTTCGTTAGCGTTCCGCTCGATGGCGTGCCCAGCGTGCCGCCAACCGTCACATAGCTGCCAGAGGCCTGCTTGCCGTTGATCTGCGTCTGAATCGACGACGTGGCGTCCAGATACCCCATGATCGTGGGCGTCACGCCATCCAGGGTCTTGTTGGTAAGCGTCTGCGTGTCGGTGGTCCCCACCACGGCCCCTGCCGGCGCGGCCACGGTCGTGCCCCACGCGCCGGCAGTCACGATGGCGATGCCAGACCCCGATGGATACGCCATAGCTGCGGGCGGCACAACCCAGGAGCGCACACCAGCCGATGTGGAAGAGAGCAAGTACCCGGTGATCAATGGATTGCCAAGCGCCGGCTCCCTGCTTGTGTCGCTTGGGTGCACGTGATCGGCGCGCGCGAAGTTAGCCGAAGATCCGGCAGCGCCGACGCCATCCATGACGGGCGTCGCGCTCGAGGCGGTTGGAATGGAGGGCGCGCCCGACAGCGATGCATACGGGTAGCCGCTGCCGATCTGCGACGCGCTCAGGCTGAGCGGGTCCGACCCCGCGGCCGCATGCGTCGCCGCGTGCGCCGATGGGGTGAAGCTCGTAGGGTAGCCGGTCAGCGCAGCGACGTCCGAATACGCGGGCGCGGTCCATGCCGAGCCGCTCGATTTGACCAGGCCAGCCGAAGGGTATGCTGCGAGCGCGAGCGCCCCAAACGAAGGCCAGCTTCCCGGCGCGCCCGCGATTGGAGCCTGGAACGCGGAGGTGTTCTGGAAGGCGGCGGTACCGAACGCCACGCCGTTGCTCTTGGTGCAGATCAACTCTAGCGACGTCGTACCGGACCCCGAGCAATCGCTCCCGGCCGTGATGGTCTGGTTGGCCGTCAGGTAGCCCGGCCCGTTCGTGAAAGCGGAGAGGCTGGTGGGGAACGTCGCGAGCGAGAAGTCGCCGCGCAGGTATTGAGCGGTGGTCCCTGCTGCGATGGTGGCTTGCTTCCCGTTCAACTGCGTCTGGATGCTCGACGTCGCATCAAGATACCCCATCGTGGCGGCTGTCACGCCATCGAGGGTCTTATTCGTGAGCGCCTGGGTGTCGGTCGTCCCGACGATGGCGCCAGCCGGCGCGGCCACTGTGGTCCCCCACGATGCTCCGCTGACCACCACGGGGATGCCCGAGCCTGCCGGCCAGGACATCGCGCCGCCGACGGCAATCCAAGACCGCACTCCAGCCGCGGTTGAGGAGAGCAGGTATCCGCTAACGCTTGGATTGCCGAGGGCCGGTTCGAAGGCGCTCGGCGCGTAGCCCTGCCAAGTGCCCGTCCAGTTTCCGCTCGTGACCGGCGGAAAGGTTGTGGGCCAAGTTCCGGGCGCGCCGGAGATCGCCGTCTGGAAAGCGGCGGGCGCGTTGCCCTGCCACGTCCCGGACCAGTTTCCGGAGGTCGTTGGCGGGAAGGTCGCGGGGTAACCGGTCAGAGCGGAGATGGTCGAGTAGTTGGCGAGCGCCGCCTGAAAATCCGTGGCGGCGTGACTCGATGCCGTCCCCAGCGTCGGCCAGGTTCCCGGCGCCCCCGAGATGGCGGTCTGGAAATAGGAGGGCGAGAAGGTTTGCCAGGTTCCGGTCCAATCGCCAGAGGTTGTGGGTGGGAAGGTCGCAGGGTAGCCGGCTAGCGCAGAGACATCGGAGTAGGTGGCCGCCGTCCACGCGGATCCCGTCGATTTCACCAGGCCGGCGGCGGGATAGCCGGCGAGCGCCAATGCGCCAAAGGATGGCCACGCGCCCGGCGCACCGGAGATCGGCGCTTGGAAAGCCGCGGTGTTTTGGAATGCCGCGCTGCCAAAGGCGACGCCGTTACTCTTGGTACAGATCGCGGCGATGGACGTCGCGCCCGTTCCCGAACAGTCACTCGATAAGGTGATCGACTGGTTGGCTGTGAGATAGCCAGGGCCATTGCTGAACGCGGAGAGACTGGTCGGAAACGTGGCCAGGCTTAGATCGCCCCGCAGATACTGCGCCGTCGTGCCAGTCGTAATCGGCGTCTGGTACAGGCCGTTCAGCGCGGCCACCGCCCGCGCGTTGGTGAAATAGAGATTCGAACCCTCGGTGACCTGGCCCGTGTTGTAATCGCCCGACGTCGCCGCCACTGTCCCGCTGCGGCCGAACACCGTATTGGTGAGGGCGGGAACGCCAGAGAGCGAACCCCATGGCCACGTGGTCGGCCAGGTTCCGGGCGCGCCGGAGATGAGAGTTTGGAAGTAAGAGGGCGAATGCGACTGCCAGGTGCCCGCCCAATCGCCCGTGTTCGTCGGCGGGAAGGTTGCCGGCACGCCCGACAGCGAAGCCCAAGCCCAGGTCGCCGGCCAGCTTCCCGGCGCGCCGGAGATGGCCGCTTGAAAATGGCTCGGCGCGAAGCTCTGCCAGGTTCCGGACCAATCGCCGGAGGTAATCGGCGGGAATGCGGATGGGTACCCGCTGAGCGCCGAGATCGTCTCGTACGCGGTGAGCGGAGTCTGGAAGGCCGGGAAGGACGCCAGTGTGAAGTCGCCCCGCATGTACTGGTCACTCGTGCCGGGAGAGATGGACGTCCCCCACGCGCTGCTGCTGCCGCCATAGACCGCGATGCCGGGCGCCGTCGGCCAGATCATCGTCGCCGCGGAGGCGCAAGGAGCGGGTATCCAGGACGTGCCGGACCAGACCGGGCACTCGCCTATGGTGGCGCCGTTCTGCGCGACCTGCTGCCACTGCACCAACCAGGTGGGCAGGACGGGATTCGTGACCACGACGGAACTCACCAGCAGCGGCGTCGCGCTGGTGGGCACGACCCACGTCTCGCTCCAGGTCCTTCCACTGGTGATCGTCCAGCTTACGGAGTAACTGGTCCCAGCGCAGCCGCCGGCATCGTTGGGGATCAGGGAGACGGAGAAGTTATTCGCCTGGCCAGCTGGCGTCGCGGCGGTGAACGTGACCGCGAGGGTCCGCTCGCCAACGTACGAAGTCCCGGAGCCGCAAGCCGCGGATATCCGGATGAGCGCCTGACCGCCGGCCGGGTTTCCGTCCGGACCAACGACGGATTGAGTCACCGTGGTGGTCGCGGAGAACAGCGGGAGCGCCGCCAGCAGTAACAGGAATCGCTTCATGGTTCTTCGGTTAGGCAGGGACCGACCATTTCGTCGGAACCGCCAATATGGTTTTCCCC